CCGCTTGGACAACAGCATATACATCTGGTGTGCCAATCTTTTCGAGTTGGTTCACGACCTCAGTTTTACTTATGCGGTTATCTAAGAAGTCGACAAGCTGCTCTATAACACGGACAATGACTTGTTGTGTCTGAGTATTAGAATCAATAAGAGCGGCATGCTTAATATCGCGCTCGTTTTGCGCTCTTGCCTCATTGTTTAGTGCTTTTAATTTATCTAGTCCGTCCATATTGCTCCATGTGGTGTAGCGGTATGTATGCCTCTCTGTTCTGGCCAGTGGCTACAGAGTCGGTGGCGTATACCGCTACAGTTAGCTTTTTAGCTTTCAAATGTGAATGTACCGTTCGACTTCACGATTGCCCAACCGTTAGCGTCACCGTATTCAAGTACGATATAGCTACCAGCAGGTTGGTTAGTGAAGATCACATCCTTGTTGTCTGTACCGGCTCCAGAATTTGATGCGCCTGCGCCAGCGATGAGATCGCTTGCGTTAGGACTGATCGCAACTGTAAGTCCAGACTTACCAACGCGGACTATGTAACGGTGCATCGTGGCAACTGCCGGGAGCGTAAGCGTAGAACTGGCAAGAACATTCACAACCTTGCCGCTGTGTGCGGTAAGTGAAAGTGTTAATGTACCTGCAGATAGATCAACGCTATTGACGTGGCCGAAGCCGCTTAAATTAACCGTAGGCATAGTGTATCCTCCTTAGTTTGTTACTTTTTGTTTGAAGCTTTTGGAGCTTCAGCTTCAGGGGTTTCTACAGCCTCCTCAGCCTCAACTACCTCATCACCAAAGAACTCTGGGTCAGCAGCTGATATATCTTCGCGGCCTTTGCTGATGATTTCGTCAACAGTAATGCCACGAGCTTTTGCCTCAGCGAACTGACGCTCTTCAGCCTGTCGGCGAAGGTTCTCGATAGTGTTTCGTGCGGCATCAAGTCGCACTTCTTTGAGCCATGCAGTACCTTTAGGTTTTGGTACTCCATGCGGTTTTAGGTTTTTGTCAGCCATATAGTTCCTTTCTTGTTTAAGCAACGGCGTGCATTGCTACGTTCTGAATCTTATTGATGTCAACAAATGCGTCATATCGGTGACGATATTCAAGCAGTTGACCACTGATGCCAGGAGGGTTGTTGTGGAGCGTGTAGTCTACAAGCTTCTCAGGAGCAACAGTTACATTCGGGTGAGAGATCAAGAGATCAATAGCACCTGAAGTAGATGGCATACGAGTAGATGGGACGATCACGATGCGAACACCGTCAACAGTTCCAAGATCGCCACTGTGTCGGCTTTTTGCAAAGTCTTCACTAGCGAGCACATAGCCGCTCTGCTTTAAGAAGTTGTAGTAAGTTGCAGTCATCGCAGCAACAAGACCTTCTTCAGTACCTTCATGGTCAACAATGTCGGCGTGTAGTGCAGTAAAGTTAGTCCATGCGTTGTTAGCTGTGGTGGCTGCGTCAGAAACGACATCATCACGGTCGTATAGCGCACCAGCAGTTGCGATGGTTTGGAAAACATAGGTGTCGATCTCAGGAGTAAGAACATTCTTGGTTGCTTGAGCAAGATACTTACCGGGTTTCTTCACCATCATGGTGTCTTGGTAGTTTTTCTTGTCAATTGTTTTGCTCCATGCACGATCTCGGTTCAGGTTCCAGTTTTGAACTGTGTCCTGTACCTCGGTCGCATCACCATAGCGGTTTGCGCCACCATTCGGATCGTAGTTACCCATGGTTGGGTCTTCGAGTGTGTATACGAAAATGCCGTTTACACCATCCCAGTCCCAGTCCTGGTTCGTAAAGTCTTTACTCTTACGACGAGCTTTTAGTAGGTCAGATGTACGAGTTTCGTACTTAGTAGCTAGATTATTAGCCATTTCTGGTATCCTCTCTCAGATTTACCAGCGTCCTGCTTCCTCATCGAACGCATCAAGGCCTTCATCTTTCTTAGCCTCTTTTGGCGCCTTTGAGGGAACTGTCTGTGTTCTCGCTTTTGTCTTAGCTTTTGCTGTTTGACGTTGACGAGCGCCTAGACTTGTAAGTCGCCGGATTTCGTCTGATTTTTTAAGTAAGTGTTGATATAGGTCGCCACGCACCTCGACTGCGTTACCGTATTCATCCACTGTCACGTTCGATGCGATGAACTCATCTATTGCTTCGCCTAGAGATCGCTTGATCTCAGGGTCGGCAGTTTTGAAAAGGTCGATCGTACCAACAGCTTTGTCTACGGCCACTTCCAGCCTCTCGGCGTTCATGGCTGCACGTTCACGTACTAAAAGGTGTCTGTCGACTTCTGCCTGTCTCACCTTGAGCTCGGCTTCATCGCTCTCTGCCTCTTTGAGGTATTGCTTAATGCGCTCATCCTCTCGGGCTCGCTGCACAGCGTTCTCACGATCACGTGCTTCACGTTCCGCGATGCGCCGCTGGGCGTTCTCGTCGTTACGTGATTTTGGCTTATCCTTGGTCTCCTCGGCTTCTGCTGTATCGTCAGCTTCAGTCCCCTCAGCTTCCTCGGTTTCGGCCTCGCTAGTATCACTAGCATCATCTTCTTCGGATTCTTCCTCGTCATCGTCAGATTCGTCAGTGGCCTCTAACTCCTCGTCATCTGATCCGGTCTCTTCTGTTTCTTCTGTCTCAAAGCCTTCACCGTCTTCAAACGCAGCCTCGAGATCATCTGTTGCCTGAGATTCCTCGTTAGTTGATGTATCGACAACTTCGTTGTCAGTAGCAGTTGTGTCTGCCATGGTCACTCCTTTGTTTATCACGCATTCTTTACACGGCTGCGGTTTGCCGGTGGTAGAGCGGAGGTAGCTCTGTTGGATGCAGTCTGTTTTGGGCTGCACCCGACACAATCACCTCTTAAATGCCTCGTGGTATGGATGCCCTGCGTTCTCGCATGTCATCTTTGCGCCTCGGTCTATCCACCTATGGACTTGGCTTGGCAAGTGATCCATCTCAAGAATGAATTGGTTGTGTGATCGCATCCTTTCGCGGACATCTTCGTACTTCATGCCTTTTTGCTGATCTTCAACTGCCACCTTCTGATCGGCGTATGATTCGGTCTCTGCCGGGCGGAGATCAAAAGAGTCATCCATTGATGGGCTCCCTTGGCTTGGCGCGCATAACGGCTTTTAACTTAGTCTCAAGCTTGGCAATAAAGTCTCTATGGATGCGAATGGCGTTGAGCATGTCTTTAACTTCTGCCTCAGATGACCGAGTAGTAGTCAGTCCAAGTAGCACGTTACCGAGATCTTTTTTGTGGGCTTCGATTACATCGAATATAAAATCAGCATCTTTAACAATTGCCCGCTGTTGATTGAGCTTTTCTTCGTTCCTCGCCTCTCGGCGTTGCTCTACATAGCTTTTGCTGTTTGAGCCCGAGTAGAGGGCGGTATCGTTACGCATTGACTACCTCACGCTGTCTCTGAACTGCGCTCAAGATCTCGTCTTGTGAGAACCCTTGTGCCTCCGCCTCAAGCATGGCAATAGCAGTACCTTCACTCACTCCGTGGGCTTGCATGAGTGCGGCTACATCTTCCTCGGATATTTGGGGGGCTTCATCTACTACTCCGGCGCCAGCTATAGCAGCATCAGCCTCAAGTGCTTCTTCTGGTTTAATATCTTGGATGATCTTGTCGTTATCTGTAGCAAGCGAGAGTAGCTCGCCCATAAGTTCGCCCGGATCAATCTTTTTGCTGCCAACGATGATAGGCTGTCCCATAAGGAGTGATTGGTTGCCCGGGTCTTTAAGAGATTCAACGATAAACTGTAATCCTTCACGGCGCTGTTCTTCGTCCTTGGTCTTGTCTGCCTCGGGGTCAATCACGAAATCAAAGTTTGCTCGTGCCTCATCCCAGATCACTTCTAGTTCGTTGGTAAGCGGTTGTCCGTTCTCGTCAAGTGGGAACTCTAAGCCAGCATCCATAAGGAGCTTTACTTCTTCGTCTGAGAGTTTAAGCAAGTCGCTACCCTGCATGTTTGCGAAATGGGTGTTTATCATAGACTTGGCTACGGCAGCATAAGTAATGTCCACATTGTCTTTAAAGTCCTCATCGTCAATAGAGAGGTTCTCTTGCTGAAACTTCACGCCAGCAGGTGTCTTTGAGTACATTGGATCACCCGATCCTGCTGCAATAGATGTATCACCAACAGGTATAAGTTGGTTGAGTGATGTTTTGTACATGCTCGTGCGAGTAGGTAGGCCAGCATAGATCTGATTACTGATCTCTTGGCGCTTCACATCTGCATTACCGACTTCCCAGATAGCATCTTGTTCATAGACGAACGTATCGAGATCTGCGCTTTCAACATCGCCACTCACGGCAATAGGTGGTCTGAAGCCTAATTGTGTAGCCAGTACATCAGCTTGTCGCATGTAATCGAGTACGTTCTGCGTACCACCTGCGAGCTTTACGATACCTACACCGTATGGATTGATAAAGTCTTGGTAACAATATAGGAAGTGAATAGAGACATCGCCTGTAGGATCGGGGTTGCTCCACTCTCTAACGCACTTGCCTGTGTTGGTGTACGTCATCTTGTATGGTGCGTTGACACCTCTTTGAACTGCGATATTAAACTTGTAACCTTTTTGCTTCGCGCCTCGGTCGTTTCGATCACGGTGGTCATCATCGCTATCTCGGGTATCTTCTGGCTCAGGACTTTTTAAAATATCTTTGAGTACGTCAATAAACCATACGTTGTATGGCTCTGGTTCTTCTTGGTCGAACTCAAGACCAGCCTTTTCAGCATCAGCTTTGGCTTTGTCGTAGGCTTTCTTCTCAGCCTTGTGATCTTTAATCTCTTCTTGGGCTTGCTCAAGTAGTCGTTTAAGCTGCAACTTACTGAGGTAAATATCCCAAAAGAGTACATCACTGTCGTAATCAGATACTTTGCCAGTCTCAAGTGTTACATCTTGAGGTTGACCAACTATAAAGTCTGCGCCGGTATAGTCGCCTCTCTCAACAAATAGAGTGATGAGAGGCACTGAACCATATATACCAGCTTTGCGTACTGCGTCTTTCCATTTGCGGATAAACGGAGCTTGAGAGTTTGCGTTCGGGATGATCTTCTTTTCCCAAACAATATTTGCGAGCTCGGTGATCCAAGCGTCATCACTATCAAGGGCAACTGCACGGCCTGAGATAGTGTTGTTGATTATTCGCTTCGGTAGTTTGTAGAGGCTTGCAGCCAGTGAACCATCGTTAGTCTCAGGGAGATTAGGGTCAAGGTTCTCCATTAAGCCGTTGTCGGCTAGTCGTTCGTACTCGTGGTAGTCTTCACGCCAAAGCTTAGACTCGTCCTTAGAGTCTTTATAAAGCCTGTGAAGCTCTTTCTGACCAGTGATGTAAGCCAACCGTTACCTCAGCGGAAGGGCTGGCGATACAGTAGGCTTCCTTTGATTGTTATTATACAAAAGTACTTATGTTTTGTCTATCTTTTTTTGAAGTTCTGGCGATATGTTGTGTAAGTCTGAACTATCATGCTTGGCTGCCCGAACTCTCGGGCCTCAATATCTATGCTCAGGTGATTGGTTTTGCCCTCTGTGATTACACGGATTGCTTGCATAAGATCGGCAAGTAAACGCTCTTTATCCGTGGGAATGTTCTTAACTCGTTCTTCTTCGATGGCGGCCATGAGCTCGTGGTACTTGACGGTCTTCTTCTTGAACGAGCCATCTGGCAGCTCCTCATAGGTAGTAATCTTTGTGTGCTTTGGTGTGTCGCTCATGCTT